ACCTTTATAATGCTCCTCGTCTGTTCTTGAAATACCTTCACGGCGAGAATCGTAGTAGTACTCGTCAAGCCTGTACCACACTCCGCCGCAATGTCCCCATAAACCGAAGGAGGAAGGATTAACAGTACCGTAATCGCAGGAGATTATAAATCTGTCGCATTCCGGCGGACTATCAAACACATGCTTCGATTCCTTGAACATAGGATAAACAACGCCGCTTGCAGCAGTCCACTTGCCCAGAATAAAGCGTTCGTAGAAAACTCCCGAATAAAGCCGTTCATATCTTTCCCTGACCGCCTTTGTAAGCGACGGATTGTCCTTCATGGTAAAATGAATATAAAGAGCATTTTTTTCATCATGCTTTTTTATCCATTCCCTGTAGAACCAGTGATAAGGGTGATCGGGATTGCAGTTGAACCATAGCTTTGAACCTGCAAGGGAACATCTTGCCACAGCCTGTTCAACAAATGAACGGGGCATTAATGCCACTTCGTCAAGCAGAACTCCTCCAAGAGTAATCCCCTGAATCAGTGAAGCTGAGCTTTCGTCTCGTCCCCCGAAGAAATAAAATCTGTTGCGTCTTCCGGACATTTCAATGTCGATGTAGCTTTTGCTGAGCTTTTCTATATAGGTAAATCCCATAGCGCCCAGTGTTCCGAGAAGCGGTTCTACAAGATTACGCCGCAGTGATGTAACCGTTTTACCGCATAGTGCAAAAGAACAGCCGTTGTAGCATGTCATTGCCCAGCTAACAAAACCCATTGACATGCATAGTGTTTTACCGCTTCTGACAGCCCCATCGCAGATGATTGCGTCTTTGTTCTTGTATGAAGGGTGAGTCCACCAGCCTATTGCAAGACGCTGTTTGGGGGAAAATTTCTTAAACTTCAATTTTCCGATTCCGCCTCCAATCCTGTAAGGGCTTCAAGAAGATTTGAAGCTGCGGTAGAACTATTGTCGTTTGACGCAAATTCGTACATTTTTTCCATTGCCTTTTGTCTGTCAAACAATTTTACTTCAACGCCTCCGCCCTTGACTCTTTTAATTTCCGATACATTAAAAAGGTCAAGGGAAGAAATTTTTTCCGGCGACGGCATTTCTTCCGAGAATGCTAAGTAAACTGCGTCGTTGGAACTTCCGAAAGCCAGCCTTTCCAGTCCGGCTTTTACAAGCTTAGAGGGAGAGACAGTTTCAGACATAAGAACAGATATGCTTTTTTGATACTTTTTCTGTTTTAAAATATCCATACCGTTTACAAGCGCCGTATCCGGAGAAAAACCCGCCCGTACTGCCGCTTCAAAAATGTTTCCCAGCTTTGCATAATAACAGCAGAATAAACGCTCCTTTTTTGATTTGTCATTATCGTTCATATAAACCTCCTTGTAAATAAAATGTAAGATTGAAAAACATTTAAAAACGTCTTTCACCAATGGGCAAAAAAGGGCATTTTTTTGCATATAAATATGCAATTAAGAAAAAAATAATTTTTCATTTCTACTTTTTGCACTGTTTTAGCTATAAAAATAAAGCTATATCTGTCAATTTTAACAAATATAACTTTTTTATAAAAAAAGTGTTGACTTTTAAGGATAAAGCGTGTATAATAATATAGTCGCATGAAGCGGTAATAAAAAACGACTGAAACGATAAAAAATGGCGGCATAGCTCAGTTGGCTAGAGTACTCGGTTCATACCCGATTGGTCGTTGGTTCAAATCCTACTGCCGCTACCATAAGGCCCGTTGGTCAAGAGGTTAAGACACCGCCCTTTCACGGCGGAATCATGGGTTCAATTCCCGTACGGGTCACCACACAGGAATGCTAAAATCATCAACTTGCCGTTGCATTTATATTGCATTGATAACGGAGCTTATCTCCGCAGGTAGTTGATGGTTTAGTGCATTAGAAGTTAATTTGTAATCAATTCAGACGTTATTTTTTGACTTGAACACTGCCACGGATTTTTTCATTTTTGATAGTGATTTCAATTACGTCACCATCTTCGGAAATAACAACGGGGAACGTCTCATCTGAAAGCACATATCCTGTTGACAAGATAATTTCCGAAAATGATTTCTTCAAAACTAAATGAACTGTTTTTATCTGACGTTACAGTTTCAATTGCATTTTTTCGGTAAATTCAGTTTCGTCCGCATTGAAAAGACCGATTAATGCACCTGATAATCTTGATTTATCATCGGCGTCAACTTTCAGACCTTCAACATGTCCTGTCTTGAAAGTATTATCAATAGCTTTTCCGTTATTGATTTTGATTTCCGAAGCAGTTGTATGTTTCTTCTACGTTGAATGAATATTGATTAACTACCTGTGATTTAATATTCAATTTTTAATTGGAAAAAGCAATAAGCCCATCAGAGTTCATGCGAATCTGACAGGCTTAAGATCTATTTCAAGCACACATGTACGTGTGCTAAAATAGCATTCTCACTAAGTCAATCAGATAAGTGTTGATATCTGTTTG